GACGGGGTGTTAGATTTTACGGAATCTCTTACTGGAGGGGATGTGAAATACAAAATCAGAACCCTTACTCTTGAATTTGAAACCCCTGAACAGGACTATTACGATTGGGGTATTAGAATTTCAGAGATAGCAAATTACTTGGCCGGAAGAAAATATAAGATAATCCTGGATAATGACCCGGATTTTTATTATATTGGAAGGCTAAATGTTGAAGTCGAAAAATCAGACAGGGTAGAAGGAACTCTTACCTTGTCTGGGAGCGTTGACCCGTATAAATACGAAAAGTTTTCTAGTCTTGAAAATTGGGAATGGGATACTTTTAATTTTAGAACGGGCATCATCCGAAATTATAAAGATATTGTTGTGGATGGTACATATAAACTTGTAATACCAGGCAGAAGAAAAAGAATTGTGCCGGTAATCTCTTGCAATACAGCTATACAGGTATCTTATGAAGGGGTAATCTATAATCTTTCACCTGGCAAAAACAAAGTTTTTGGTATTTGTATCAAAGAAGGGGAAAATATCCTTACTTTTTCTGGAAAGGCTACTATTTCGGTCGATTATAGAGGAGGGCTGCTGTAATGTATCGCATTTATTGTGATGATAAAACGCTGCATGATGTGAGAGACGAGGAGTATCAGCTTATAACACCAAAAATCTCTCTTGAACTTAATAAGACAGGGAGTTTTGAGTTCGGCATATTCCCTTCTCATCCTCATGTAAACGATATAAAGAAATTGAAATCTCGATTGAAAGTATATGATGTTGACATATCAGATAGTGGGGAGGCTTCAAGATTGCTATATTGTGGCCGTTCCATTACTGATCAGCGAGACTTTGAATATACTGGTCGGATTACATGCGAAGGAGAGTTATCTTATTTACTTGACACAATTCAGCGTCCACACACTTATGGAAGCCAGTCGGGAGAAATTCATAAGGCAGATACTAATATTGTAATTTTTAAACGATTAATAGAAGAACATAATTCTCAAGTAGAAAAAGAAAAGCAGTTTGAAATAGGAATTGTTGATATTGATTCAGTAGAAATTAAAACTTTGGCGACAAACTATGAAACTACCTGGGATTTTATTAATACGAATTTTCTTGAAAAATACGAAGGTTATCTTAGGGTGCGCTATGAAAATAATGTTCGTTACCTTGACTATGTGAAGCAATACGGAAAAGTCAGTACGCAGGCAATCCGATTCGGAGAAAATCTTCTTGATTTTCAGAAGTATGTAAAAGCAGAAGACATTAAAACGGCAATTATTCCAATTGGAGCTCCGATTGGTGCAAATAATGTAACAATCAAGACCGCGGAAGGACACGATGGAACGGACTATATTTACAGCCCAGAGGCAGTTGAGCTTTATGGGTGGATATGTGATAAGGTGGATTTTCCCGATATTAATAATCCAAACACCCTCCTAAAAAAAGCACAGGAATATCTAAACAAGTGCATTAATCTGACAACTACGATTGAACTGACAGCGGTGGATTTGCATAAAATTGATGTGGAGATTGATGCCATAGGCTTGGGAGATTTGATTCCTTGCGTGTCAACGCATCATAATCTGTTAAGCACTCCGGGAGACAAATCTACATATTATCTCATTAACAAATACGAGATAGATTTGGAAAATCCTTCAAATACAAAAATTACGCTTGGAAAAACACTATCCACACTTTCAGAAAAAACTTTTTCCAATGAAGTTACATTTGAAAAAAGTGTTCTAATTATAAATAACAATGTAGAAAAAGTAAGAGAAACGGCTAGCAGAGCAAACGACAAGTCAGACATAGCGATATCTATCGCGCAATCGAAAGATATAGAAGCGATAACAAACTTGGAACTAGACGAAATATGTAAATAAAAAACGATGAGGTGATAAAATGGCTTATTTAGACAATAATGGTGTTACCTACTTGTGGAATAAAATCAAAGCACTTTTCAATAAAGGTATCACTAATTTATCAGTAAACGGAAGAACCATCACATTCACGAAAGGTGATGGAACAACTGGAACGATTAACACGCAGGACACAAATACCACTTACGGTAATTTTAAAGGTGCAACAGCGTCGGCCGATGGCGGGAGCGGCTTAGTACCTGCTCCAACAAAAGGAAATGAGGGTAAGTATTTAAAAGCTGATGGAACCTGGGGGACACCTGCAAACACCACATATGCTGACATGAAAGGTGCAACAAGTTCCACAGCAGGTACGCATGGTCTGGTACCTGCACCGGCGGCAGGTAAACAGTCACAGTATTTACGGGGAGATGGAACCTGGGCTACCCCTACAAATACAACCTATTCTGATGCGACACAGTCGGCACACGGTCTTATGAGTGTTGATGATAAAAAGAAATTGGATGGTATCGCGAGTGGTGCGAACAATTATGTTCATCCAACTTCGAGTGGTAACAAACACATCCCATCAGGTGGTTCAGCTGGTCAAATCTTACGTTGGAGCGCAGATGGCACAGCTATTTGGGGCGCGGATAACGATACCACTTACAGTGATTTTAAAGCCGCCGCAAGTGGTGACGCAATGGGTACTCATGGACTTGTACCGGCACCAGCGGCAGGACATGAGACTATGGTGTTATTCGGGAGTGGCTATTGGGGTAGCTTACAAACGAGGGCTTACAATCCCTCTGCGGATAAATGCGGCTTCTGGATTACGAGGGATGAAGGTGAGGCGGCCGTAGATTTATGTGGGTTTGTCTTTAGTGGGGCAACTAGTAGTGCGGCCGGTGTTATGAGTGCGACCGATAAAAGTAAGCTCGATGCGTTACCGACAAACGCCACCTTGTCGAGTACATACGCTAAGAAATCAGAAATCACAAATATGTATAAATATTGTGGTTCAGTAGCTTCTTCAGACAAATTACCAACAACCGGACAGAGAGTTGGTGATGTTTACAATATTGAGGCGGCTAGTAAGTACGGCGGGGCAGGTATGAACGTAGCTTGGAATGGTACCGCATGGGACCCGCTGGGCGAAATCTTTACAATCACAGCTATTACAAACGCGCAGATTGACGCTATTTGTGTATAAAATGAGGTGGGATTATGGGCTATCTGGATAACGACGGTTTGGCGAGATTGTGGGCGAAAATAAAAAATTACATTGACGCTCATTCATCTGGCGGGGTTACGCTCGATAAAGTATACCCCGTAGGTAGTATTTATATGAGTGTAAATAACACAAACCCCGGAACGCTTTTCGGTGGCACATGGGTAACGTGGGGAGCTGGTCGGGTACCCGTGAGTGTAAACACATCGGACGGTGATTTTTCAACGGTTGAAAAGACCGGCGGTGAGAAAACACACACATTATCAATTAATGAAATGCCGTCACACAAACATTCTACAACAGTTAAAGTTACAGGAAAATCACTTACAGGTACAGTGCATAATTTTGCAGGGCAGAGTGCAAGTTGGGGTCCGGGGAACACGGTAAGCGGCATATGTAGTGCATCAGGTGACGATACTGCTTTTTATCCGAGTGGTACAAGTAAAACAACAAAATACAAAGACGGATTTAAAATTGATGCAACGCATAGCCATGCGGCAAGTGCAACGATGGAGAATGCAGGAGGCGGTAATGCACACAACAATATGCAGCCGTACATTACTTGTTATATGTGGAAACGTATAGAGTAGAAAGGAGAAAAGATGGGACTTATAAATGAGTATCTGAAAAAGATAAAAGAAGCCGTTTACGGAGAAGAAGTAAGAGATAGTATTCATGATGCGATAGAACAATGCTATAAAGATGCGACTGGGCATCCAGATTCGGTTGCGGCAACAGTCAAGGAAATCAGAGAGGTATCTGCAAATCTATCAAAAGAAACCGCCGACCGTAAGGCTGAGGTAGGTATAGAACGGAAAAGAATTGATAATCTTGTTAAGGACACTACCGATAATGTTGTAGAATATAAAGCCGATAATTTTTTAATGTCATGTAAAAGTGATGCGCAGGCATCTACTGCAGAGACAACTTTAAATGTTTTTAAAAACATTAGTTCTAAATCTGAAAATTTAGGAAATTTCATAACAATTTCCAGTGATTCAAAGATTCAGATTAAAAAAAGTGGGTTGTATTCATTTGATTGTAAAGTTCAAGTTACCGGCGTAAATGCGTCCACGGGTAGACAATATGCAAGGTTAAAAATTAATGATGTACAAAAAAACGAATACATGATTAGTTTAGTGGGAGAGACTGACGAAGAATTTACAAATTTTATTGTTAGCTTAAATGAGGGTGATACGATTTCTTTCACTGGAGAAGCCGATTTTGATGATACGTGGATAACACTTTATACGACTATACACATATTAGATTATGACGGAAAAGTAAAAATTCCAGATATTACAAAAGAAGTATCGGATATTAGAGTCGGTGTAGATGGCACAACGTATGACACTGCGGGAGCAGCAGTAAGGGGGCAGATAAAAGGATTGACTGACATAATAGATTTGACTTTTGCGTTAAGTTCTTCAGTTTTAAAGAGCACTACTTTTAGTGTGAAGACCTCAAGAAAGTTAGCAATTATTATTCCGGAAGGGGTGATAGTCTATTATTATTATAGACCCGGAACCGCAGTAGCATATAAATATTCAGAAGGGAAAATACAACGGTTTAATCTTAATGCGGGTGAACAACAACATTTTGAAATACGGAGAGAGTCTAAGGATATCACTAGTAAAACATACCTAGAACTAATGTTAATCCCAAGAATTTTATAGAAGGGGGGATGAAAATGCAGCCGGTATTACACTTTGTTGTAAATAATCAGATTATTACCAGGACAGATACTTTCGTGCCGGTTCGTAACAGTAGAAATTATTTGTATGCAGAATTTGAGTTTCTGACGGATGATTGGGCAGGTAAAAGTAGAACTGCTCTGTTTCGTAGCGGGGACAGCGAACCAATCGCAATCTTGCTCGGAGAGACAGAAACAACAGAAGAAGGTGAAGTGTATGAACAGCGTTTTGAAAATGATTGAAAAACAGTCAGAAATCATCCAGCTTCAATCAGGAATCATTGATACCTTATAGCTCGAACTACTCCAGGGCGGCGTACTGACGGACACAGACTTAAAAGCGATTGAAAAAGCTGCAAAGCTGCAGGAGACGATGAACGAATAAAAAAAGGAAAACAGCCCCTTTCGGAGCTGCTTTTAAAAAATGAAAAAAATACTAACCTATGAAATTAGGTTATAAAATTATAATAACATATTTTACATGATACACAATGGTATTTATTGATACTATTGTGTATTTTTGTTCTCTAAGGAGGTGAAAACAATGAGAACAGTAGCAACAAAAAACAGGAAGAGAAAAAAGAAATATCCGTGGCGAATTATTTTAGACAATGGAAGACAGATTCCTGTCCCAAGTCAGCATGATTTCAAGAGCGACTTTATCCAGCATCATGGATGCAGTCTGGTGGCGTTTTACATGGCTCTACGCTACAAGGGCATCAAGAAAAATATGCAGCAGTGTCTTGCTTATGTAAAGAAGAAATTGAAGTGTGGCGCAAAGTATCCGCTCACGGAAATTGCGAGGGGAATCAATATGATCTGCTCAGGGAAGCCGGCAACTTATCACAAATCTTTAACGACCGAACAGCTAAATGTGAAGTTGAAAAAAGGCCATATGGTCCTGTTTGAAGAGGGCAACCCGACTCATACCGTGGTATTGCTTGTGGACTCAAAAACGGGAAAGATTTGGAGGTTTTCGGACGGAAAGAAAAGTGTAGTAACTGTTAAGAAAGAAAATGTACGAAGGTGTACGAACAAAACATACAGAGGCGTAGTAATTGTAAAATAGGAGGAAAAGTTATGAAGAAGAAATTATGTTTAATGTTAGCAATGCTGCTTGTAGCCGGAATGATTATTCCGTCAAATGTTTCAGCAAGGACTGTTAGTAGAAATAATTATAGAAACATGATTTATGCAGCGGTATCTCCACGGCCTAAGGCAACAGCAGTGCAGAACAAATACGACAGTGAAAAAGATAGGAGAGTCATAGAGTACAAGTGGACCCCTGCGAAAAAGGCAACCGGATTCGAGAATCAATTTTCGAGAGACCCGAAATTTAAAAACAAGACAAAGACTTACATATATAAATTTTCCGGAAGCTCAAAAGCCCATTGGGCAGCTTTTGAGTGTGATTGCAAGAAAGATGATTGTGAAATGGTGCATGGAAAATATTATGTAAAAATCCGTGCATGGTACGGCAACTATCCAGGGAGATGGAGTAATGTATTAGTTTTTGCTGAGAAATAGGAGGGAAAGATTATGATTCAGGAAACGTTGAAATTACTTACAGGAAATTCATTTTTTGAAATTTTATTAATCGCTGTCGTATTAGACACTATCTTGGGAGTGCTCCGGGCGATTAAAGAACATAAGTTTAATTCTTGCGTAGGAATTGACGGAGCAATCAGAAAGGCGGCTATGCTGCTCAGTGTAGGCTTACTGATGCTTGTAGACATTATCATGCACATTAATATGCTCTTTATGATTCCGGAGCAGTACATAAAATTATTGGGTATTCAAAAATTAGGTGTATGCGAATTTTTCTGCCTGTTATTTGTTCTTTATGAGGCCGTTTCTATTTTAAAAAATATGACATTATGTGGACTGCCAGTACCGAAAAAATTGAAAGAACACATTAAAGAGGCATTGAGCGATATGACAGACGAGATGCCACAGGAAAGTAAGGAGGAAAAGGCATGAGAAAATTAGTTGATGTATCGAGTTATAACGGAGTCGTAAGCTGGGAAAAAGCGAAGACATACGGCTGCCAAGGTGCTATCTTAAAAATCATCAGAAAAGATCTGAACAGAGATAAAAAGTTCAACGAGAATTATGCGGCTTGCAACGAGAACGAAATTGCCTGGGGAGTATATAATTACTCTTACGCAACTACAGCGACAAAGGCTAAAAGTGACATGGAGCTTGTCTGTGATATTCTTGATAAAATTGATAAAACACACTTTGAGTATGGCGTGTGGTTTGATATCGAGGATAAGGTACAGGCATCGTTAAACAAAACAAAGATTGCCGAGATTATTAACGCTGCACAGCAGGTTGTAGAGAAGAGAGGTTATCTGTTCGGCGTTTACACCGGCATGAGT